AAACCGTGCCATGTTACATGCAGGAAAAGACGGTAAATATTCTACCTACACAAAAGATATTGAAGATACGGTTGATACGTCGGATGTTAAATTACGCGGTTCAAAAGAATTGATTGCAGAAATTAAAGCGGTTGAACAATTAGAAGATCTTCAAAAATATATTACAGGTGAAACCCGTAAAACAGTTTTAGATGCTGTTGAAAAACGTACTACAGAATTAACTACAGTTAAGGATGATTCCACAGGAGCAGGATCTGATGTAAAAACAGATGCAGCCAAAACAACTACAACCGCAAACACACAGCAGTAATGGCAGAAATGAACGGTGTAAATATTAATCGTTTGCAAGGTGGTCTAGGACTTACCAATCAGTCAACCGATAATCATGTTGCGTATGTAATTGGTATTCCAAGTGCGGAAGCAGCAGTTGCAACAGCAATTAATAATGCCGGAAAGGGTGTTGTTGTTACATCAGTGTACGCAGTTGAACAATTAGGTATTAATGCTTCGTTTGATGCGAACAATAATGTAAAGGTTTACGAGCAAATAACGGAATTTTTCAGATTGGCACCGGAAGCAACTTTATACTTGTTTGATAAAGCAGTTAAAGCTGATTTAAAAGGTTTTCTTAATGCAAACACAGAAGTAAAAGGTTATGGCTTACATGTGGATTTTTCGGGTGAAACACCGCCTACATTGGCAACGGTAATTGCAGCACAACAAACAATAATTGATGAATTTGCTGTGGAAAACCGCCTTATTGATTTTGCACTTATAGGAACAGACAATTTAGCTGTATATACAGCAGATCTGTTTGCGTTAACTGCACCACAAGTTGCGGTAATTGTTGCCTGTAAAAACAATGACGGTTTAACAGCAATAGGAAGTTCGTTAGGTATGTTAGCAGTTCGTAATATTAATGAGAATTTAGGTTCTGTTGATATTCAAACAAAACCATTAACCAAGCGCGGTTCAATCAGTTATCCGTTAACCGATGTGAATTTAGGTGTATGGCTTACAGCTTATTTAAGCGATAAACGCGAAATGCGAGTAATTGACAAAGCGGTACTTACCGATCTGATTAACAAGGGTTACACAGCCGTTGCAAGTTATGAAGGCTTTGCAGGTATGTATTTTACCGATAGCTGTACCTGTATTGAACGTGCAAGTGATTACGGCAACATTGAAAATAACCGTGTTTGGAATAAAGCTGCACGAGTTATTCGCCAGGCTTTACTTCCTTATGTAAAAGGTGTTGTAAAGAAAGATCCAACAACAGGTTTTATTGCATCCACAACAGCAATGCAGTGGCAAACAGTTGGTGAGAAATCATTGAAGACAATGCAGAATAACGGTGAAATATCGGGTTATGATTTGCAGATCAACCGTGAACAGGTTGTTAATAGTACATCACCAGTACAGGTAAAAGCTTTGGTAGTTATGGACGGTATTGTACATGAGTTCGAAGTGTCGTTAGGTTTAACCAATTCAATAAACTAAGATGGAAACATTAATTGTAAATAAATTCGGTACCGTACAGGGTTGGAGTAATATCACATTTAACATGTTGGGTAGAGATGTTGAAGGAATAACTAAAATTACCTACGATGATACTTTAACCAAAGAAAACGTTTACGGTGCCGGAAACATGCCAATTGGCAGAAGTAGAAGTAATTATGAGGCTAAAGCTTCAATTACTTTGTTGAAAGAAGAAAATGATGCTTTATTAAATTCATTACCACCAGGAAAGCGTTTACAGGATGTTGCGCCTTTTGATATTCCTGTTAAGTACGAGATTGACGGTGTAATTAAGTTTCATATTATCAGAAATGTTGAATTTACAAACAATAGTGTCGATGTATCGCAGGGTGACGGTTCTATTGCAGTAGATCATGAGTTGATTGTTTCACATATTGATTGGAATGTAGTTTAAGATGAATAAACAAATAATTAAGCTTCATACTGATTCTGATATAGAACAGGAAGCAGCAAAGGTTGGTGGTAAAAGAAATCTTCGCGAAGTGATCGTAACTACCGATGATGGGTACCAATATGAATACCTGGTAAAAAAACCAAACCGCAGCGTAATGCAGGCGATATCGGAATACGAGCAAAAAAAGAATATTTCGGCTATTGAAAAATTAATGGTTGGTTTGGTTCTTATCGGTGACAAAGAAGCTTATGAGCATGACGGGGCAATCTACACCACATTGTTAACCGAAATCGGCAAACTTGTACACACTGCAAAAAGCGAAGTAAAAAAGCTGTAGCGGGTTTTTTCTTAGATCCCACGACAGAAAGAACCGATGGTTTTGAATATGATAAAGTGGATGCAATTATACGCGTCCACTTTAATATGGATCCAAAAACATTGACAGACGAAGAATACTACAAGTTATACCAACAGTGGATCTATGTTGAAAACATAAGAAAAAACGCGTACAAAGAAGCACTTATTGAAGTGCTGCAATTAATAAAATTATGAGTAATCAGGTAACAACATCATGGATATTGGATCTAGTCGACAAAATGACGAAGCCAATGAGAAATGCCTTTAAAAGTGCCACTTCTTTAAGTGATGCAATGGATGATGTTACAAGCTCAATTACACGAACCGAAAAGGAAGCAAAGGAAGCTTTAGGGAAAGCCCAGGAGCATTTTAAAGATACTAAAACAAGTGTAAAGAAACTTGAAGATGAATTGCAGAAGCTTGAACAGGCTTACGAAAAAGCAACACCCGGACAGGAAAAATTAAAAGCACAAGAAGCTTACGAAAAAGCTAAACAAAAAGTTGAACAATACAGAGTTTCTCTACACGGTGCTGAACAGGATGTAATATCACTTACAGGTGCAGTTGAAAAATTTACCCAAAAACAAGCTCGTTGGCAGGATACAATTACCGGAATTAACCAAGGTATTGAATTGATGCAAAAAGCAAATGATTCAATGAGCTTTGCAGCCGATATTAAAGATTACTCTACAGAAGTTCAAAGGTTAACGGGTTTACAGGGTGAAGCGTTGGATGAGTTTGTTGCAAAAGCTATGAAGTTGAAAAAACTTGAAGGTGCAGATCCAATGGGATTGCTTCGCTCTGCTAATGCAATGACGCAATTTAACGGAGGTGGTTTAATTGAAAACCTTGATTTAATTAAGGAAGGTTACGATAAGGCTGCCAATTCTAATGGTAATTATACAGATCAGTTATTCGAATATCAAGGCTTTGTAAAACAGTTGGGAATGACACAAAGGCAATACATCGCTTTTATTTCTCAATCCAATAAAATGGGGGTTTTCAATGACAAAGCTATTGATTCGATGAAAGAAGCTAACATGGCTTTACGCGAAATGCAAAAACCACAGGTAGATGCGTTGGCGGGAATTGGATTGACACCTAAAGATATTGAAGGTAAAACATCAATGGATGCCATAAAACTGATAAGCGAAAAAATGAAAACTGCTAGTACACAGGCTAGACAGTTGGTAATGGCTGATATTTTTAAAGGTGCGGGTGAAGATGCTACTGAAAAATTTGTTGAAGCTTTAAGTACAATGGATTTGGATCTAACCAAATTGCCTGCTGTTGAACGTTCAGCAAGTGGTTTTAGAAGTTGGATAAGTGATTTAAGTACAAGTGCCGGGCAAATGTTCGGGAATGTTGCTACTTATTCAAGGGAGTTGATGCCGATGTTTATGATTGTCAGCAGTGCGATACCAATTGTGCAAATGCTTTCTAAAGTAACCTGGATACAGACAATTGCCACAAAAGCACAGGCAGCAGCACAATGGTTGCTTAACGCAGCCATGACGGCAAACCCTGTCGGGTTAATCATTGCAGGTGTTGCGGCATTAATAGCGATAATCGCCTTGTGTTGGACGAAGTTTGAAGGTTTCCGTACAGTAATTTTTAAGGCTTGGGAAGCAATGAAATTATTCGGTAATGTTATTAAAGACTACGTTGTAAACCGATTTAAAGAATTGTTATCCGGTCTTACCGGAGTTGCAAAGGCAATCGGTCACTTATTTAAGGGTGAATGGCAAAAAGCCTGGGATACAGGTAAAAATGCCGTAACAGATCTAATGGGTGTTAAAAGTGGTGCTAAAGCAGCATCGGAATTTAAAAACGGTTGGAACGGTGCCATGCAAAAAGGCGATTTGGCAAGTAAAGAATACACAGCTAAACAAAAAGCCAAAGAAAAAGAAAAAGCACCAAGCAGTGTAAACGCCCATTTAAATTATAAACCCGATGTATTGGGCGCGGTTGCACCCGATGACAAAACAAAAAAGAAAGGCGGTAAAGCAGGAACTGGTGAGGGTTTAAATGTTGGGAGTGGTTCAAATGGTATAAGATCTATCGTACAGACTTTAAACATAACAAACAATTTCAGTGTATCGAAAGACACGAATGTTCGTGATTTAGCAGATAAGGTGGTTAGTTATTTAGCTGACGGTTTAAGAGACAGTGTAATTAATATTGGCGGATAATGGAAAGTAAATATGTAGTAACAGAAATATTCAGAAAAGTATTTGGTATAAATATTCCTTTTTACATCACAGAAGATTTAAGATCCAAAGCACCTAACAATATTTCTTTTTCGGGAATAGAAACCCTGCCTAATTATACAGATTCTAGAGATATGTCTTGGATGGGTACGCCTGTATTATTCAATGCAACTTTTCAAGGTGGAAAATATTTGGAGTATGATATGAAAGGTGAATTGGTAGAAAAAGCGCTTCAAACTTTTTCTTTACCGCCTGCAACAATGTTTCAGTTCCGTCGTGCTAAAAACATAACTAGAACAAATGTTTTAGGCAGCAACGGAACGGTGAAAGAAATTTTTGGTTTTGATGACTGGGTTATTGATGTACGAGGTTTGTGTTTGGACGAACCGAACCGAAGCGCACAAAGCCAACTAAAGGAACTTTTAAAATTTGAAAGTCTTGCTGATTCAATTGAAATCGTGGGTAGTCTTTTTACAGATCGAAATATAAACCGCGTTTGTTTACAAGATTGGAATGATAACATACCACAAGCGACACCTGGTGTAGTAGCTTTTCAGTTTCAGTTGATAAGTGATGAAGCAATTGAAATAATTTATAACCCATGACTTTAGCAATGTGTTGTAAAATCGTTTTTCATAAAAACGAACGAAGGGATCAGATTGTTATTAGACGGGTACACGAAATCGAATTTAAATCAAGCTTTAAAGAAATGGTTTCGAAAGGATCTATTTCATTGCCACGTAATGTTACCGATTTTAATAAACGTAAGGTTCGGGATGTTTTTCAACGCGGTGATGCACTGACAATTTACTTTGGTTATAACGGCAGATTATATGAAGAATTTACCGGGTATATAAGCCGTGTCGGTGCTGATATTCCGATAAAGATTGAATTTGAAGATGAAATGTTTAAGATAAAGCAAATGCCTGTAAACTATTCATCTAAAAGCACAACCCTTGAAAGCCTGCTTAAAACTATTGTTCCGGGTTATAACATAAATGCGCTTGACGGTGTTACTCTTGGTTCTGTTAGATTGGCAAAAACGCAGGTAGGTGCAGTATTGGATAAGCTTCAAAGTGATTGGGGTTTGTACACCTGGATGGATGGTAAAATGCTTGTATGTGGAAAATACTACACAACCAAAACCGAAAGCGCAACAGTCCCATTTCATTTAGAACGCACTTGTGTTAGTACATCGCTGAATTACCGCAGAAAAGATGAAGTACGCGTAAAAATAAAGGCAGTTTCTACATTGCACAACGGCAAAAAAATATCTGTTGACAATATAGGCGATGCAGACGGTAACGAAAGGCAGCTAGTGTTTTACAATATAACAGTCCTTGCAGAATTAAAAGAACTGGCTCAAAAGGAATACGAACGCTTTAAACAAGATCGTTTTGACGGATCCTTTACAGCTTTTGGAATACCAACAGTTAAACACGGGTTAAAAGTTAATCTTAAAAGCTCGCTTTATGATGATCGTAACGGTGTGTATTACATTGAAGCAGTAAGTAAAACATTTAATATTAACGGTATTAGGCAAGAAATAACTTTAGGCGATAAGATCAATGACGGCAATAGCAGACTTTAGTAAAATACTTAATCAGAAAAACAAAGAAACTATTGCGGTTGCCAATGTATGGGCAAAAGTAATAAGTGTTGACTGGGAAAATAAAACCTGTGATTGCATAGGCTTACTTGATGATCTTGAAATCTATGATGTAGTATTAGGAATTGGCGAAATCGTCAAGAAACCCAAAAAAGACAGTCTTGTTTTATTGGGTGTAATTAACGGTAATGATGCGAATGCTTTTTTAATACATGCAGAAGATACCGAAGAAATAAGTTTTACAACAGGAAAATCAAATCTAACCATTAAGGTTGACGGATTTGTTGTAAAGCAGAACAATGAAAG